GTGAGGATACTGTGTGGATAGATGGTTGTTATAAGATGACAAAGGAGTTTGTTGAACATGCAAAGACTAGATTCCCATTCACTATACTAAGACATCCAAATAGGTTCTCTTACTATGATGAAATGTTAGAAGGGTTTGAGTGTTCTTTCTTTTCTTATGAGCAAGGTATAAAACTTACGAAGATGTTATTTGAATGTGGATATAATTTTAGAAAATATAGAAGTCCTTTAGGTACTATTATATACAGGAAGATGACTAATACTATTAGTAGGTTTGGTGATCTTTGGTGGCATTGGTTTGATAGAGGTGTAAATCGAGACCAAGTATCTTTTGATGCAGCGTTGCAAGAACTTGGATTGAATCCAAATCTTATGGAAAGAACTGAAACTGGTGTACCATTAGGACATAGTAATAAGGTTGGTCGTAAAGGTAAGCATCCTCGAAGAGGAGAATTGGAGCAGTGGAGAGATAGGAATAAATTTATACAGGAGATGCAATTGTATGTGGGGATGTCAAGAATATATGCCAAACATGATCATGGATTTATGAGGGGTGTTCAATGATTATATACACCTGCATAACCAATAATTATTCTAAACTTCCAGAGAAAATGCCACCTGGTAATGAGTATATTTGTTATGGTGATGCAGAGCAAGTAGGACCGTGGGAAGTAAGACCAGGAATGGATCTTGGTGATCCAGTAAGGTCATCAAGATATTATAAAATCAACTGTCCTTTTGAAGAAAGTATATATGTAGATGCAACCAGACTTCATTTATTGAAAGAACCTTTCTTTGCTATTAGTAAAGAGATATTAACAACTTATAATGATAAGTTGTTTGTACTACAGCATCCACATAAACATTCTTACTTGAATGAGATGATGGAGTATTATAATAATGGATGGTGGAGTAAGAGTCAGATCATGCATTACACATACATGTTGAAGGAAATTGGTTTTGATTTTAGAAGATTCTTTTCTCCTATGTGTACGATTTTGTGGAGAAGAAAGTGTGATAAGTTCAATAAAACATGGTGGGAATGGTATCAACAAGGTGGTGTGAGAGATCAGGTTTCATTTGCTACTGCTTTACAGCAAGAGAAAATGATCTTTAGATTTGATGGTGCCTTGAATTTTTTGAATAATTTTACCAATGCAGAGTTTGGTGGTGAGTGGTGGGATGTTAAGCAAGGTGATTATTCTTATCATAAGCCAGAAGATAGTGAGGAAATGTTGAAAGTTTTATGTAATCTTAGTGGTTTGAGTTCATTTAGATATAAACCTTGCTGTCGTAGAAGATCTGTGCTATAACTATAGTAGTTGCAAGATTAGTATGCATGGTAAATTGGATCCAGAAGAGAGCGTTCTAAATAAGTTAGATGAAAAAACTAATGATGGGAAAGATGATTCCACCAAGTCGGAAGAGTTGTTACAACTTCCGAGTGACCAAGATAAACAGAGTAGTTGACGGAGATACTATTGACGTTACAATTGATTTGGGATTCGATCTCTTCAAAAAAGAAAGAGTTCGCATTGCAGGAGTCGATACTCCTGAAAAAAGAACAAGAGATCTTGAAGAGAAAGCATTAGGACTTGATGCTACTGCATGGATGAAAGAACATTTAGATGGAGCAATTAAAGGTGAAGATGAACTCACTATTAGAACTGAGCTTGTCGGTGGCGTTGGGAAGTATGGTAGGCTTCTTGGTTGGTTGTACGTTGGGGACAATCCTGTTTCATTAAATGAACAGATGATTGTTGAAGGGTATGCTTGGGAATATGATGGGGGTACTAAGAAGAAAGACTTCCAAGAGTTGAGGGATATAAGAGGAATCTAATTGAGTGTTAAATATATAAAATGGTTCAGTGCTACAGTTATTTTGACAGCAATGGTCTTCCATGTGTTAGGATTGACACCTTGGAATAGTATGTTACAATTACTAGGTGCTGCTGGATGGACTTATGTAGGAATCAAGTGGAAGGAAAGATCCATAGTGATGAATTTTCTACCACAATTTTTTATTATAATACCAGGATTAATTTACATGTTATCCAAATGAAAACCTATGATGACTCCAATTGGAGAGAGGAACTTATTCCTTATACGAATAGTAAAAAGGAACTTGAGTTACTTGAGAATGGACCTAAGAGTCTTGCTCAGTCATGGCACATGAGTGCATTGTATAATAAATGGAAGAAGATGAAGGGTTATAAAGACCCTGAACCACCTGATGTATCTTCTTCTATGAAAGAATACTTTCAGAAAGAACAAGAGTTTCTTACTGAAAATGATTTATAGGTCTCAGAACCTTCAATTATCTGAAGAAGACATAAAGTATCTTTATGATACATATAAGACTGAAGAGTTTCGTAGACATAACTATTACACTGGTTATCATCGACATCCAAACTCTAACAGTCGAGATAGTAGTCATGGTAATTTCCATGATGAAAGACTTCATAAGATATATGCACCATTCGTTTCTAAATCTTTGAAAGAGGAGGGTCTTATAGCACCTAAAATGATTTTATCATTTAGACACATCTGGGCTCAGATTTATACTAAAGATTTTGCTGGTGGCAATGGTGTTCATAATCATTACTCAGATAAAAATACTCTGATGTCTTGGATTCATTTTGTTGACGTTCCTGTTGATCAGGATTGTTTATTTTTCAAGATAGGAGACGAAAAGATCTATCCAAAGGAGCAAAGATCTGGTACAATAGTATTCTTCCCTGCTTGGGCACTCCATGGGGTTGATCCTGTAGAAACACAATCTGATAGGGTTGTGGTTGCAGGTAATGTAAATAGGATTTTATAGGGTATTATGCAAGCAGTACTTTATTCAAAAGACAACTGTCAATGGTGTGACCGTGTACGACAATTGTTAAACAGTGTAAACATATCTTACACTGAATACAAATATGATGTACACTTTTCAAAAGATGGTTTTTATCATGAGTTTGGTGAAGGGGCAACCTTCCCACAAGTACAAATTGATGCACAACACATAGGCGGATGCAAAGAAACACTGAAATTTCTTCAAGAGAAAAAGCTGATTTAGGAGAAATAAATAAAGGTGTCGAACTTTTATTGAGGAGGGTAAACACTGATCATCAGAAGCAAACCTTAGTAAAGAATAAGAAAATGGAATCAGCACTTATAGTGATCGGTGTCTTCACTGGTTTACTGACTTTAGGATTAGGTCTCGTTACTGGGTATCTAATTCGCTCCTATATACAGGAGAACAACTATGTTCAGCAACAATATACATATCATCCTGAGATGTTTGATGAACATGGTAACCTACTCCCCGACGAAATAGTATCCTTTCGATTTGAGGGTGATCCATCCAAACTAGATGACAATGACGATTAATTATGGCAAAACTTCCTGACAATCCTTTAGTTTCTGAACTTTTCAAAGCAGTACATGGTGCTAAGAATAAGACACTGAAGAATGACATTCTAAAAAACCACAAGCGTGATGATGTGAAAGCATTATTGATTTGGAATTTTGATAAGCAGATCAAGAGTGCTATTCCTGAAGGTGAGGTTCCTTATAAAAAGAATGAGGCACCTATAAATTCAGGTGGACACACCAGACTGGTACATGAGTGGAGAACCCTTTACAATTATATAAAGGGTGGTAATGATGCTATCTCTCAAATGAAAAGAGAGCAGATGTTTATCCAATTACTAGAGTCTCTTCATGAGTCTGAAGCAGAGTTGCTGATGCTTATAAAAGATAAGAAACTTCAGTCTAAGTATAGGATTACTAGGGCAGTTGCAGAGGAAGCATACCCTGAGATACAGTGGAGAGACACATAGGAAATGAAAATACTTCATGAAAAATGTGAGAAAAAGTTAGCAGATGATCCTAAGTTACCTTACACAGCATACCTTGTAGAGTATGAGTTAGAAGGTGAAACCTTTTATGATATTGCTGTATCAAATAAGGCAGTGGAGATCTTTGATCACTACTATGATAAGAGTAGCAAGTTTGTGAACATGGTACAGGCAGGTGGTAAGGTCAATCCAAAATTATGGAGAGATCCCTCTGCTCCACTACCTACACCACCAAAAAAACCTAGGAAGTAAAACCAAATTCAACTTTTGTTTTCAAAATACTGGAGAAAAAATCTCCAGTATTTTTTTCTGTATAGGTTTTTTGTAAACTTACTTGACTAAATAATATGGGTATGCTAACATACCTTTACGTTCAACCTCAGAAGAGGTCGCAAGTAAGCCGACTCGGAACGGAATCGTTCATCCCAAATGGGACGCAAAAGCCGACTGAAGGAACGGGGACTAAAAACCCTACCTTTGGAGAAACCAATGGCACAAGTCACTTATCGTGGAGTCAAGTACGACTCTGAAGCGTACCGTGAAATGGTACAAGCAGAAGCTCAACAGAGAAATCACGATCTAATGTATCGTGGTATAAAAGTAGAACGTAAGTTTGCTTCTAAGAGCTAATGATTGGTACACTAGCAATTATTGTAGGTAGTGTAGTAGTTTTAGGTCTCATCTATGTTGAGGTAAAACTATTCAAACTTAGGAAGTAGAAATACCTATATACTATTGTACTAGGTATTTTTACTTGATGAGAATTTTCTATCAAACAATGTTTCTAGCAATCATATTTTTATCCGTGGCATATCTTCCTAGATTTGCATACGCATAGGACTCAAAACACAATACAAATCAAAGGGGTGCTTGACACCCCTTTTTTATCCTCTATAATAATGAAATTCAAAGAAACGATTCGCCTTATCAAAAACGCTCTGAAAGAAAAGTCCCTATATACTCCTACCGAAATTCACTATATGAAGACTGCACTCAAAGAGGCAAAGAGGGGACTAAAGTTAAAGCGTTCTGTAAAGGCATTAAAAAAACATGAAAGTAAAATTAGTAACACTGACTCCTGATGCGGAGAAGACTATGGCATACGTTGCCAGAGTTTCTAACCCTAACAATCAGGATAATGATAATTTCTCAGGTCTACTAAGGTATTGTATAAAGCATCAGCATTGGTCTGTATTTGAACAGGCACACATGAGTCTAGAAATTGAAACTACTCGTGCTATAGCAGCACAGATACTAAGACATCGTAGTTTCACTTTCCAAGAGTTCTCTCAAAGATATGCTAGTACTAATGACTTACCAGAATTATCTTTACCAGAACTTCGTAAGCAGGACAAGAAGAATAGACAGAATTCTACAGATGATCTTGACCCTGACGTAGTAGAAAAACTAAACAAGCAGATGATAACTCTTTTTAGTTCTGCTGGTAGTTTATATAATCAAATGTTAGAGCAAGGGGTTGCAAAAGAATGTGCAAGAATGGTCTTACCATTATGCACTCCAACTCGGATATATATGACAGGATCTGTTAGATCTTGGATACATTATATTGATCTACGTTCAGCACATGGTACTCAGAAAGAGCACATGGACATTGCTGAAGAATGTAGAACTGTATTCAAAGACAATTTCCCTGTTGTATCTGAAGCACTTGAATGGTAGATTTATTTTTGGGACCAAAACATGATGTTGAATTTATTAGGTCTCATTCTGAAGCACAAAGAGTAACACCACAAGAGATTGCTACATTCATCATGCAAGATGAAATAGTAGCAGTATATAATGGTAGATCTGAGGCAGGACCAAGAGCACTGGGTAATAGAAGTATATTATATGATCCCAGAGATCCTGATGCTAAAGATATTGTCAATAAAGTAAAGAGGAGAGAAAAATTTAGACCTTTTGCTGCCAGTGTTATGAAAGAACATGCTGGTGACTGGTTTGAAATGGATAGACTAAATCATTGTCCTACTATGTCTTATGCTGTTCCTGCAAAGGAAGATGTTTATGATAAGATACCAGGTGTTCTACACATAGATAATACCTGCAGGATACAAACAGTTACTGCTCAACAACCACATTTTTATGAGGTCATTGAAGAGTTTTATAAGTATACTAAGATACCGATGGTTCTGAATACATCATTCAACCTTGCAGGTCAACCATTGGTAGAAACTCCACAGGATGCCATAGATACCTTTGAGCAATCTGATATACATGTCTTGTGGTTCCCTGAAGTCAAACGAATGATTAAAAAATCTTCTCTTGGTTATTAGTATGAAAATTTTGGGTGTCAATTTATCTAATAATGGTTCTATCTGTGTACTAGATAATGGTAAGGTAGAATTATACTTAGAGTCTGAAAGAATTACAAGAAAGAAAAGGGATCATATTGTAAAGGATCTATTATCTTTTGTTGATGATGTAGATCATATTGCATTCTCTGATGCTTATTATAGTGGTAAGAAGAAATGTCTTGAGAGTAGCAGAGATGTTGCTAAGATAAAAAATAAGTTTAGTAATGCAGAAGTACATGATTTCAGAGACCGACACCATCTAACTCATACTTCATGTGGTTTTTATAATTCTGAATTTGATGAAGCAGCAGTAATTGTTGTGGACTCAAGTGGATCTCAGTTTCCTGAAGGAGATGAGTCGGAAACTATAATGCATGTAAAAACTGGTAGAAGATTTTATTGGAAGTGTGTTCATAAAACTTTTAATTTTGATAAGACTTTTGGTATTGGATTTGCATTTGATAATGTTTCTGAGAGATGTGGGTGGGGAAGGAATGAGGCAGGTAAGGTTATGGGATTAGCACCCTTTGGATATTATATTGAAGGTGATGGTTATCTACATTCATCAGAAGAAAATGCATGTGCAACAGTTCAAAAGAACTGGGAAGATAGATCTGTTGAGTTAGTAAAGATTGCAGTATCAAAAACTAAATGTAATAATATAGTATTGACTGGTGGATGTTTTTTGAATTGTGTTGTAAATTATAAATTACTGAAGGAGTTTCCTGACTTGAATTTTTATGTTGATCCTATTGCATATGATGGTGGTACATCTATTGGAGCAGCATACTTAGTGTATAATAATCCAAAGATAAAGAGTTACTGATGGAAATCTTTGATGATTTTTTACATGATGACGAGATAAGTTATCTAAAAGAATATGTTCAAGAAAAGTCTTGGAGACCTCAATATAGTAGTCCAACTAATCCATATAGATTACCATTTTTGAAGTGTTTCACACCAAAGGAAGGTAAGAAACAATTTATTTCTAGTTTTCCAAACGTTGATGCTAGATTCTTTTTTCATACTAAACTTTTTAGTAGGATAAAAAAATTAATAGGTGAATATACTATTGATGATGTCTATCTAAATGGACAATATTATGGTATGGATGGATGTTTTCATGTTGACAACTGTGATAGGACAGTGCTAATATATGTCAGTGATTACCATCCCGAATGGGGTGGGTTTACTCAAGTGGGAGATGACATTGTTGCACCTATCAGTAAAAGAATGATTTCTTTTGATGGTATGGTTAAACATAAAGCTTTTGCTTTTTCTAGGCAAACTTGTCCTATTAGGATTACTCTTGCATATAAACTTACTTCTAAATAAATTACACTCGCAAAAACACATGCCAACCTATCCTATAAAAAACCTAAAGACAGGTGAGACTAAAGAGTTAGTTATGTCTATGAAAGAGTATGATGATTGGAGAAAAGATAATCCTGATTGGGATAAGGATTGGTCTCAAGGATCTGGGGGAGTGGTTAGTAGTACGGGAGATGTTTATAGTAAGACTGATGGTGGGTGGAATGAAGTTCTATCCAGAGTAGAAAAGATGCCAGGTTCAAAAGTAAAGCAACAAAACGGACGCTACTTATAATGCCAGCAAGAAAGAAGAAGGTGTCTACTAGTGTGGGTGCTGGTATGACAACTAAGCAGATGAGAAGGAAGAAACCCTTCAATTCTGATATGATGATACCTATTGAACCTCTTACTGATAATCAAAAAAAGTTATTTGAATCTTATAAAGAGGGTAAAAACATTTATAGTTATGGTGTAGCAGGGACAGGTAAAACTTTTGTCTTACTCTATCATGCATTGAAAGAAGTTCTAGATCCTATAACACCATACAATCGAGTTGTTATAGTAAGATCACTTGTTTCTACAAGAGAGATTGGATTCTTACCTGGTGACCATGAAGATAAAGCAACTCTATATCAAATACCATACAAGAATATGGTGAAGTATATGTTTGAGTTATCTACAGACAATGACTTTGAAATGTTATGGGGTAATCTAAAGACTCAGGAGTCTGTAAAGTTTTGGTCAACAAGTTTTGTTAGAGGAACAACTTTAGATGATTGTGTAATAATTGTGGATGAATGTCAGAACTTGAATTTTCATGAGTTAGATAGTATAATAACCAGAGTTGGTGAAAACTGTAAGATCCACTTCTGTGGTGACGTTGCACAAACTGACTTGGTAAAAACAAATGAGAAGAATGGCATACTTGACTTCATGAAAATACTTTCATCAATGCCTGAGTTTGAATCTATTGAATTTGGTATTGAAGATATAGTTAGATCTGGTTTAGTCAAGAGTTATATTCTTAATAAACTTGCTTTAGGTATTCCTGATTAGTTATGTTCAAACATGTAGAATGCGATCTTCCTACTCTGAGTAGGAAGACTATTGATGGTGTTCGATATTATAATGTAGAAGATAGACCGATGGTTTCTATTACCTCAGTCACTTCTTATTATAATAGGGAGATCTTCAAGAGGTGGAGAGCAAAAGTTGGGGACGAAGAAGCAAATAGGATCACAAAGAGAGCAACCAGTCGTGGTACTGCTACGCATGAACTGATTGAACACTTCCTACTCAATGAGGAGGTTAAGTATGACAAACCTGGTCCTAAAATACTATTTCAACAAGCTAAAAAAGAGTTACAAAACATAAATAACATTTATGCTTTAGAAAAATCATTGTACAGCAATGAACTTGGAGTTGCAGGGACTGTAGATTGCATAGCAGAGTATAAGGGAGAACTTGCAATCATTGACTTCAAGACTGCTGAAAAACCTAAACCAAGGGATTGGATTGAAAACTATTTTGTACAGGCAGCAGCATATGCCTGTATGTTTTATGAACTTACAGATATTCCTGTGAAGAAACTTGTCATTCTTATGACATGTGCTAACGGGGAAGTGCAAGTTTACGAAGAGTATGATAAGATGAGATATATGAAACTATTAGTAACCTACATTGAAAAATTCATCACCGAGAAACTAAATGAAATCCAAAAGTGAAGTCAAAGAAATGATCAAGAAGAACTTCTTGTGTCAAGATAAGTTTTCTAATGAAATAGAAATCTTAGTCAAGGATAATGCTTCTATGAATTACATTGAAGCAATTTGTCACTATTGTGAAGAGAATAACATTGAATTGGAATCAGTCAACAAACTGATATCAAAACCACTGAAAGAAAAATTGAAATGTAATGCAATGACTCTAAATTATTTGAAGAGAACTTCAAAAGCACGCTTTGCAATGTAATGGCAGGAGTTTACTGTAGATATCCTTTCACACATCTTTACAGTGATTCATATCATATGATGATGCCATGTTGCTATGCTGTAACTGATCATCCTTATAAGTCCAGAGAGAATACCAGTTTCAAATCTACACATTTGAAAGATGGTGCATATGAATTCTTCAAGAGTGAACAAATGAGTCAACTTAGACTCGATATGATGAAACCTGATCCTTTGACACCTTTAGTCAAGGATGTTTGTCGAGATTGTATTGCTGCAGAGGAAGCAGGTATAACATCACCAAGAAAACCATTACCTCAACTTAGATTTGGTAGAGTTTTAGATGTAAAGATGAGGGTATGGGGTAATGCATGTAATCTTGCATGTTTTATGTGTAATATAAAAGCATCAAGTAAGAGACAAGAGCAAGCAAAAAAATTAGCAGAGTATAATCCTAAGATAGGTGAGTGGTTAGAGTTGGATCAAGTAGATAAATTTGATCAAGAGGGTATGGTATATGATTTGGCAGTTGATAATCCAGAACTTTTTGATATACAACTTGAGTCTTTCAAGAAGTTATCAAAGAAGATAAAATCATTTCATATTATAGGTGGTGAACCATTTGTAATGCCATCTCATTATAAGTTATTGGATATGCTAATTGAGATTGGTGAATCTAAAAATATAGCATTATTATACACTTCTAATATGACAGTATTGCATTGGCAAGAGAAGAAGATAACAGATTACTTCAAGCATTTCAAACAAGTAGATATAACATGGTCTGTTGAAGCAGTAGGAAAGTACAATGATTACATGAGATTTTATTCTAAGTGGGATCAAATAGAAGAGAATATAAGAATGATTGTTCCTTATTTGAATGAGTTTACAGCAGGGATAACATTGTCATCATTATCAATCTTTCATTTAGATGAGATAGTAGATTACTGTGTTGCTAGAAATATACCATACAAATTTAATATAGTTGTAACACCAAAAGTTTGTAGGATGGAGGTTATTCATCCTAGCATTAGGAAGAAATTAGCAGAGAAATATAAAGGAACAAGACTAGACTTTTTATGTGAGACCTTACTTTCAAAGGTTGATGATTGGGAGGAGCGTTGGAATAATTTCTTGGAATACACTGAAGCGATTGATCATGTTAACAAAACAAACTACAAAGAAGTTTTCCCAGAATTGTGTGATTTGTCTTAAGATAGGCAAGTTATATTCACATGAGTATGTAAACAATCTATACAAAGCGATCAGGCAGCAGACTGATGATGATGTGCTTTGTTTTACTGATGATCCCACTGGAATTCATCCAGACATTTACACATATAATATGCAACCACGAGTGAGTGAAGGGTGGTGGCCAACTTGGAATAAAGTAGAAATATTTGGTAGAGGTGAGTTGTTAAGATATGAACGTAAGTTTTACTTTGATTTAGATCTAGTCATACAAGGAGATCTGTCTCCGATATTTGAATCGAAAGAAGATTGGGCAGTGATCAGAGCAGTGTGGAAGGGTATCAAGTTTAGGGTTGCACATCCACATGAACCACAGTATAATACCAGTGTCATGACTTGGTTAGACAACAGATGGATCTATGAAAGATGGGAGTCTGATTGGAGAACCATTGTAAAGAACATAGTTGGAACTGATAAATGGTATCATAGATCAGGTATCAAACCAACATTCTTTCCAAAGATTTTCTACTCTTACCGTGAAGGTTGTCTTCCAAAACATTACTGGGAGAATGATATGAAACCATGCTTTGAATACAGACCTGAGTTCTCAGTCTGTTTGTTCCATCAGGAACCACCCATCACAGATCTATCTAAAGATCATCCATTGTACAAACACTGGAGCAAAATCGACTTTTAGTTTACCAGATTACGGAAAAAAAACTCTGGCAAAATTTTACCCTATAGGTTTTTATGAGAGTATTAGTGACAGGAGGATGTGGATTCATAGGTCATAGAGTTGTGTATCTGCTTGAGAAACAGGGACATGATGTATTGATAGTAGATAATCATACCACTTATGGTTCAATTCAATCAGATGAGTTGAAAAGTCTTGTAAAGGAGAGGAAGAAGTTTATCAAGTCAGACATATTGACAACAGATATTTGTGATTTCGTAGCGTTGTATAAAGCAGTAGAGTTTGACCCTGATGTGGTAGTACATCTTGCATCATTCCCTCGACAGAAGAGTGTTGATATTAATCCTCAAGAGGGTGTCAAGACTATGATGGAAGGTCTTCTAAACATTCTAGAAATATGTAAACACAGAAGATTGATTTATATCTCATCATCTATGGTGTATGGTGATATGAGTGGTCCTGCTAAAGAAGACGACCCATGCAATCCGAAAGGTCTGTATGCTATTATGAAATACACTGGTGAGAAAATGGTGAAAGATTATGGTAGAAGATTTGGTATGGAATATAATATTATAAGACCATCAGCAGTGTATGGTCCTCGTGATGTAGGAGACCGAGTGATTGCAAAATTCTTATTGAACGCTAGAACAGGAAAACCATTGAGAGTAAATGGAAAGGAGGAGAAACTTGATTTTAGTTTTGTAGATGATACTGCCAGTGGCATATGCAGAGTTACTAATTTAGGATTACCAAATGAAACTTATAATATAACTAGGGGACAGGCAAGAACAATTTATGATGCAGCACAATGTATAATAGATATGGTTGGTGATGGTGAAGTTATAGTACAAGAAAAAGATGGCAAGTTTCCTAGCAGAGATGAACTGTGCATCGACAAAGCAAGGGAACAATTAGGTTACAATCCAACAACAAATTTAGAGGAGGGTCTTCAAAGTTACTATGATTGGTTCACAGAGTTCTACGATCAAGTTCACTGGTTTACAGCGTCAGTATAAGTTTCTACGTGATCAAATACTAGAAGCAACTGATCATGTCTATTCGACTGGTCAACATATGTTGGGTCCAAATACAAGATACTTTGAGGAGTGGTTGACTAAGAAAAATAAGCAACCCACACTCACGGTAGATAATGGAACACAGGCATTAGAAATTGTAGCAGAATGGTACAAAAAAACTTATGATGGCACTGTATATCTTCCTGCATTCTCATTCATTGCCACAGACAATGCATTCAAGAGAGTTGGTTGTAAAATAAAGTATGTCGAGGTCGATGAGTATGGACTGATGCAAGATGCACATGCAGAGGAGTGGACAGATCTTGTTGTGTTGGTAGGATTATATGGTGCAGCACTCAAACCACAGAAGGGTATCATATGTGAAGATGGTGCACAGAATTGGACAGGTAATGGGTTCAAAAGAATCGGTGACATATGTACAATGTCATTCGATCCAATGAAGAACCTACCTAATTATGGAAATGGAGGTGCTATCTGTACATCAATACCTGAGTTGTATGAGTTTATAAAAAACTTTCGTCACCATCATCATCCGAAGTACACAGATGTAGCAACTAATTCAAAAATGAGTGAGTTAGATTGTGCATGTATGATGATCAAGGCAAAGTATTTGGAGGAGTGGGAAAGAAGGAGGAAGGAAATCGCTAAGTATTGGATGGAGAATTGTAAGTATAAGGTATTGATAAATGACCTGTACACACATGCTGTACAGAAGTTTGTTATCCAATTAGATGATAGGGATGACTTTAGAAAGAAAGTATGTTATCCTACTAGAATCAACTATCCATATACACTTGCACCTACAGAAAATGCAGTCATGTTATCAAAGACAGTTGTATCGTTACCAATTTATCCTGAGTTGACAGATGCTGAAGTCGAGATTATCAATGACTCCCTTTGATACTTACAAACAATACTTAGCATTCAAGAATCATTTTACTAAGGAGAAGTATGACTACCATAAGTATGGTGGTTCATCAAGAGCTAAGATAG